ATATAATACAGCTGCATAATTATATTTAGGAGGAAAAAATGGTATTTCATTAAAGAGCAACATAGCTACTTCGAAACTATAATGAGGTACTTGAGATACCCACCCTCTTTCATTATTGCTACTATTAGGAGTAGGTATAATATAAATACTTGCTCTTGCCGTCATACTTGTATCACCATCACCATCATATTCTCCGTTCTTATGAAGAATATAATATGCAGGATTATATTTTGATCTAAACTTTAAGCTATCAGTATCAGTAGCCAAATATCTATCATGAGGGGGGATTGGAGTACATACTTCAAACTTTCCTTTTACTCCATTCTCCCTAACAATACTAATAATATCTCCAGTATAAGGAACTCCTGCACGATCAGTTATTTCTGTAGTAAATGTAAAAGAATCCATATCCATATGATCTAATTGTCTCATCCTATTAGATATTTCTTGGCATCCCTGACCTATATCATGGGCAACCTTTCCTTTATCTCCATCTGGAATATCAAATCCCACTAATTTTTCTACCTGTTCTTCTAATGTTAACAATATTTCTCCGTTTCATTCCGCCCCCTCAGGGGGAGAGAAGATTCCCAGCGAGGAGGCAGAATTACTTATTTATTTACTATGCTATAGTAATATGATCATTGTCAGCTTGTTGTCCGTGTGCGTAATAATACGTACCATCGTAGAACAATCTAACTGTATCGCCAGCTACGCAATTTGTAGTAATGCTAATATCATCTTTTACAGCATCAAGTCCAGTACTAGATGAATTTCCATCTGCACTCGACATATTACCCCATATAAGATTACCATCACCAGAACTATTGCCAATTGTAGCTGTACCACCAGATATGCTTTGTACTATAAAATTACAATGCCACCCGATGTTAGCTTCTTTCTCTTGTGTACTCATTGCAGAAATATCTGGTAAAGTAATAGATATTGCAGCTGTATTAGCTATAATAAATGTTTTACCACAATCCCCAGGGACTAAAACCCTATCTGAATCTAACTTTTCTACATAATCACCAAGTGCATAAGAAGCTCTACCGCCTATTTTTACATTAGCCATTATCTATCTCCTAACCTGCATTAATCACTGCAATACTAGCAGGATTAGTGCCATCAGTAGTAAGCACAGCATTAACTTGCCATGCTGTATCATCAATAGCTCTGAAGCGTATTGCATCACCAACATGACCACCTAAGTTATTACTGTCATGATCTAAGTCAAAGTTATCATAACTTGCTACAGTACCTGTTGCTGTTGCATATGTAATAAGTTGAACTTCTGCTTGATCTTCAGTTGAAGATGTTACAACAACACTTCCAAAAAAACAATCACCAGAAGCAGCTATAATAGTACTTCCAGCATCTGTTTCTACTTTACATAAAACATCAACTACCATTCCAGCTTCTGCACTAGGAAGTGTAATTGTTTTAGCAGCAGTACCAATAACCATTAATTTACCAACATCATCAGCAGACATGGTATAATCATCATTTACTTCTATTACACCAAAAGCTTTTCCAGCTTTTAGTTTATCTATTCGATTATCAGCTTTATTTTGTCCATACATTGGATTTGCCATAATTAATCTCCTTATGTCCAGATAGCGTGGCATTCAGGCATTGACCATTCCATACCAGCTTCTGTTAAGATTAGATCTACTCGTCTGTCGACCCCAGAGTTCTCTAGCGTTTGTACACCTACGTAGACTGAAGTATCTCTGTTCACACCATTACCTACAAGAGGTCGGAATGCACAATACTTCATATTCACACCAAGCATTTTAACATTAGTACCATCTAAGTGAATATTCCTTGCTACATTCATATCACCATAAGGTGTTGCGAAAGTAGTAATATCTACACCTAGGATTTTTTTCTTGCCAGTCATAGCAAAATCAGCCCTAAAGTTAGAAGATATTTCAAGATTATTCTTAAAGTATCCACCTAATTTATGCATCCAGTTGTAGACAGCAGTACTCACAAAAAATAAAGTACCAGTACTATTATTATATCTTGGATCAAGATAGTTTGACATATCATCTAAGAAATCATCTGCTGTCTTAGTTGATGTTGTTAAACTAAATTGGTTACCATATTGACTAACATAATCAACAGCACCCTGAGTGTATTGAATATTATTAGTTGTATCTTCATACTGTTGACCAAATAATAATGTAGTTTCAATATCCCATTTATGCTCGATTAGTTTCTCTTTCCAAACTCTAGCCCACTCGTTTGGTTCAAATTTAAGGACAGTAGCTCTTGCGCTATTTGTCATTGCCATTGAAGTTTTCCAAATCTGAGTCAATCCAGAATTTGTAGAGTAAGGTTGGTCTTTCCAAGTTTCTGGATAACCAGTACCTTCTCCAAATGCAGTACCCATTACATAAGAACGTCTCCATTCCAATTGAGTAGCAATAGATCTATCAGCAACTTGCTCATCATTTGCAGCACCACCAGCACCTGGGGTATTGTTATAAAATGAAGCAAATTCATTTCCACCGCTATCAAACTTGACAACAGTACCTTCTAGAGCTACACATTCTTTAGCAGAACCACCACCAGCAGTCTTTGAAAGACTATCAGTAACAGTTTCTACCTTAAGAACGTGATATCCAGCAGGACCACTATCAGTTACTCCGTTTTGAACGGGTATTTTAACTAACTGACCAGGTAAGAAAAATGTAGGTCTAGTTCCACTATCACCTACATCAATTTTATCTGAACCAGTATTGTTATATATGTTTTGAATATTACCTGATGATTCATAATCAGTAGCCATAAAGATCTTAATCTTTTGTCCCTGCGCACTTAATGCACCGGAAGTATTAGATTGATCTATTTCGGAATCATCAAAAACTTCTGATCCGTTATCTACGTGACCAATTACATAGGCATATCGTTTATGATACGAACCTCTTTTGTCAGTCCATTTAAAGGCTGTATCGTCTGTTGATTTTTTGCTTACTTTTGACAAAAATCGGAAGAATGGATCTTGTGCTATTGCGAGTTCAGAAACTCTGTCACCAAAGTTATACTTTCTTCGCAGGTCACCAGTATCATAATTGGTACTAGTTCCCGGACCGAGTCCATCAACGTCCGAAACTGTCAGGTCGGTATTTGCGGAACCACCGTATACACCGACACCAAATAAATCAGCCATTTGACCATCTCCTATTAGTCATTCCTCATCTGTACTATGTACCTTCGGTCAGACTTGTATTTTAATTAAGTTCGGAAGATGATCCTAAAATTATCTATCCGAACAAGTCATCAAGCCCCTCATCTGTACCAGCTAACGCATCAAAAATTTGATCTGTTTGATTGGTACTTTTGGGAGCACTATTTAAACCGCTTGTACTTGCTGGAATGTTCCGAGCATTTTTCATTTGCTCTACCATATCCTTCTTAACATTCATCGCTACCTTGTTATTGGCCGAATCTTTGTTGAGTATATAATGAATATCTTCTAATGATAATTTATGACTTGCTGCTTGTTTAAGCATTTCTTTATATTGATCGTCATTCATATCTGGATGATCTTTTCTAAATTGCATCTCTTCTGCTTTTCTTGCTTGTACGAATTGTTTTTTATTCATTTGAGCTTGATTAGCTTTACCAAATTGCTGCAATCTTTGTTGTACAAGTTTATCAACATGAGCATTCATTACTTTAGAAGAATCTGATTTTGGATCGCCAAGTTCATTGGCATCAAATTCAAAATCTTCAGAAAGGCCTAACTTGCCTTCAATTGATTTACTTGAACCACCATCTTCTAGATAGTCTCTAACATGTTCCACAAGACCGCCATCGTTTTTCATCGCTTGGATAATGGCAGCGTAAGGTTTTAATCCCTGCATTTCACCAAACATACGTTTAGCTTCTCTGCTTGAATCTTCGTACCTTTTTTTCCAATTTACTCTTTGAGTTTCATCAGTTGCCTTTACTGGCTGAGTTGTGTTATCAACTGGTGCTGAAGAAGTTGTCGTAGTAGCATTATCTTCTGCAATAGATCCATTTACTTGTTTCTCCATTGCAGTAAAGAAATCAGTTGTAGAGTCAGTACTATAATGCTCTTGATTATTTCCTGAGTTACTACTTTCTTGATTTTCCATTTTATCTCCTATGTTATTAGGTTTAATTAAAATAAAATTTTACTTATAATATAAATATAGTTGCTATTCATTTCCAATATGATTTTTAAACATTTCAGAGTCTATGACTGCTTTGCCTCTTGTCTGTTTAGCATCCATATCAGCTTGAGCTTTAGTATTCCTAGCTTCAAGTTGCGCTTCATTCATAATTCTAGCAACGCCTTGCTGTAATTTATCTTTCTCTTTTACAACATCATCTTTCATTGATTGACGAGTAAGTTTAGCGGTATCCTTAATTCTATTACCCTCTGTAGCAATAGCTGCCTTCTCTTGTTCTTTTCTCTTGGTAATTTCCATTTCAGCGGCCATTACTTTACCTTTAATACCTGCTTGTACTAATTGTCTTTCAAGAGTTTCTATTGTACCTTCCTTATCTTTCATAGATTCCTCTAGTCCCGCTATTTGCCCCTGCATTTGTGAATACATAGATTTTCTCTTAGCTATTTTCTCTTTATTTCTTATATCAGTTTCTGCTAATACGGCAATATCGTCAACTACTCCTAATTGCATTAATTGTTTTAATTCTTCTAAATACGCCCATCTATTAATAGGTAATGTTGATCCTGCAACAATCCTTACATCAAACTTAACTGCTTGGTAATCATGGAATTTATCTATTACTTCTCCATAATCATTATAAATAGGTATATTAATAGATACTTCACGATCTTCTTTTACATTATTTGGTTGTACTACTCTAAATACCTTTTCAGCACTATATATTGCTTGAGAAAACTGCATAACAGCTGTACCTAATTGCTTAAGGGCAGGCTCAATCGAACTCTTCATCCATTGCTTTATTCTTCGTGTACCATATTCATCTAAAGCTAACATACCTCTATACGTTTCGGCTGCACCACCAGTATCTCCCATCATAGAAGAATATATACCAGCCAAATATTCCATATCACCTTTACCTTCTTGCACTATTTGAAAAAATGCATTAGATAATGGAGCTGGCTGTATTGGGGTAGGAATTGTAGCTCCTGGTCTAATAGGCAACAATGCTCCTGGTGAACTAGAATATTTTTCCCAATAATCTGTATCAACACTACCTTCTTCATACATATATCTTAAACTACTTCCTAAAGATGCATTATGCACCATAATTTGATGTGCTTTATTTAATTCTCTTTGTTTGCCAACTAAAGGAGAAACAGCACTAATAGGATATGGAGTTCCTGTCCACTTAAAATGAAATGGTACTATTGGGTATTCAGTTATATTAGAAGGTAAATATTGCGTAAATAATGTTTTATCTCCTACAACTACAGTATGCTTTATTCTAGGTTGATAAAAATCTACAGCTTCAACAACATGCTCCATAAAATCTTTGTTCTTTTCCATAACAGCATATTCTTTTCTAGTTACTATCTGATTATCAACCATTGATTTCTGAGCAACTATTTGACTCATTAAAGTCATTCTAGCAGCCTCTATTTGCTCTTGAATAGCTTTTTGGGCCTTTTCAACCTCTAAATCAAATCTTTCTTTTAGCATCTTACCCTGTTCAACTGCTGCTTGCATTTGCATTAAATTTTCTTGAAATCTTACTTCAAGTTCTTTTTGCATATCAGCAATTTGGATTTCAGCTTGTTCCCTAGCTTCTGCAATTTGTTC